CTACCTGAAGCGGATGCCAGTTGTAGATCATGTCGTCCGTGTACGCAATCCCCAACCAGTTCTTCTCGCACTCTTGTCCTGTGGGAGACTCGAGAACTGTACAGTCGGCATACTCGCATGTCTCGGGCAGGTACTTCCCATGTAAGATGCGGATTTTGGGTGAGTACTCAAGCGTCGTAGCAGTAAAGTACAATCCGTCCTCTCGGGGAAAGACGCGTACATCTTCAAGTCCGCGAATGTGAACTGGACGGCGTGGCAGAGGAATCGACTCATCTCGCATAGCACGGAGTTCATTCGTCTTGAATGAGTACCACGCGTTCTGGGTTCGCACGGTATGAAATGTGCTGTAGACACCATTTTCGGACATCTCGTAAATAGAACGAGTCTCGGGATCCAAACGGTAGTTCACGTACCGCACATTTGCGAGGAGTTCGCCGTTGGAAGTCCACGTACATACGGACCCCGGATGGTAATCACTCCCAAAGAAGTTTCGCGGAATCTTCAGTGGTTCGCCCTTCCCGATTGCCTGGACATAAAACTTGAGATTGGAGAGCACATTGGCGTTGTTGGACGCAAGAAGGTACGTCGTAGAATCACGAAGTCCTGCGATGCGATCGGAAGAGACATAATAGTTCAAAATCGTTGCCTCGTAGTCAAACAGTCCCGTATACACGTCCTTCTCAATAAACAGCGAGTCGCCCGACATCGGGATATTCTTGCCCATCAGGAGGTACCCATACGCCTTGTGGTGCTGAGAGACCTCGCGGAAATACCGAACGAGTTTGTACAGCGCCTCTGCGCGTCCGGGGCGAAACTTGTAGGCGCGAAGCATCCATCCCTCAAATCGAATGGGGTCGTTCAACGCAAGATAGCACTGACCAATCATGTACATAGAGTACCACTGCTCTTCCACCCATCCGCCTGCTGCGATGCGTTTCTTGTACATCGCAATCGAGTCCTTCCACCGACCCAGTGAGTGATAGGTTTGAGCAAGATAGAACATGTAGCGTACATTCGTCGGTTCGTCCTTGAGCCCCTGCTCCAGAAGACGCGCATCCCTCTCAAACTTGTCTGCCTTACACCCTCCGTCGTTTCGGTCGTCAATGTAGCAGACAGACTTGGGGAGTGCGACTGTGGGTCCGTCCCAGTACTCGTGGGTCACGCCACGGCACTTCCACGAAAAGTCCATGCGAATCACGCGACAGTTGGGGTACTCCAGATTCCCTGCGCTTTGAATGACCGTATACCCAATCTCGGTCAACGGGTGCGTCGCAAACGTTCCCGGAACAAAGACCATATCGGCGTCGAGGAGGAGACCGTAGGTTGTCCTCAAGTCCCACTTCAGGACATCGCGGATGTAGGTCTGGGCGGCTTCAAAACTGAGCGTACGATTGTGCCCAAAGTCTCGCCAGACCGTCTTGGACAAACACCCTTCCTTGGTCTTCAAGTACTCTTGTGCGATTTCGCATGTTGCGTCGGTGGACCCCGTGTCGCAGATACAGACACAGTCCACAATATCCTTCACGGCGTCCAAGCACCTCTTCAGGATTTTCTCTTCGTTCTTGACCATCAATATCAACGCACGCTTCACAGTCATCGCGTATATTTGACTGAACTCTCCCCTTCTGTCTAAACAAATGAGCACGGATTTTGTCAAGCAGACGATGCGCGAGAATCTTGGACGCGTTCTCATCCCCCATGTTGCCGACGGTCTGTGGAGCATCTATGACAACGCGAAGACCGCATGCGAGCGCAACGAGCAACCCGAGAAGACTCTCCAGACCTTCCAGAACCTCCTCACGCGCATTCCCCAGTGGCCCGAAGACACCCTGCGGAAGGAAGTCGACCGCATCACGATTGCCTCCAAGTGCGATTACATTGAGGACCTTCTGCTCGGCGTGTTTGTCAGTTATATTCGCGCGTTTGCGTCTCTTCAGCAGGCAGACACGACGCATGTGAAGATTGAGTTTGACCGCCCGTCGCTGTCCAAGTTTATCCACGCCTTCTACAACGCGTCTGCGCGCAAGAGTTGGAGCAATGCGTACCTCTTCAAGACCATTGGAGTCTCGTCCGAGCAACAGGCACGCAATCGTCGCGACATTGAGACTCTTCTGGAGGCAACGATGAGCGAGGTCGTGGATTCGTTCATCCCGTGGCGCGATATCAGCAAGGCATATTTCCAAGCACGCGAGGAGTCTGCTCGTGCCTCTGCGCCCCCTCCTGCGCCTGTGCCGAGCAAGCCCGTTACATTTGGAAAACCCGAGATCAAGGAGTTTGAGACAGAGGATGAGGAGGACGACGAAACAGATACCGACTACGATTCCGAGGAGGAGGACCGTCCGCGCATGGTCACGGGCGAGGAGACGAAGTTGGAATTTGACGATGACAGCGGTGCGGAGTCGGATGACACGGAGGCCGAACTGGAAAAGAAGGCAAAGGGAGAGACTGTCTCGTTGAATTTATGAAAGGAAAACCCTGAATGCTGAACAAGGATGGAATATCAGACGTTTGCCATCATTGCCGGAGCCGTTGCGATTGTTGCGATTGTGTTGTATGTATGGGAGCGTCGTTCCAAGCATCAGTCTGTGGAGTGGACGGATGCTGCGAAGTTAGGTGTGGGGGCTGGAACGATCGCAGGAGGCGTTGCGTACGCGGTCGGTGGAGATGCCGTGTCGGACGCAGTTGAGCGAGTCGCGGATGTGGCGGTCGCAGCACAGGAGATGTTTGTGGGGAAGCCCGAGTTTTAAGCCATCAGCCTGGTAGGGATGCGGATGTCCCGAATGTGATTGAGGGCAATATACAGAACAAACACGTAGGCGCTGAGCGTGTACGCGGACAACCAGATTTTCACGGCATCTGTCTTGGGTACAAGTTCGCCAAAATCGTTGGTCGTGAGCGTCGCAATCCCGATGTACATGTAATCCCAGATACTTTCCGCGTTCTTGATGTGACCGTGGAAGAACACGAATGTCAGCATAGAAAACACGATACTCACAAAAAACACCAGCGCAAGGAGTGACAGGAATGTCTTCATTGTGTTTGTGAGAGACTTAATACGGGTCTGCGGGAAGCGTCATGATTGCGTAGGAGAGCAAGAAGAATACGACAGAATGAAGAACGAACCCGAATGCGGTGGGACACCCCGCCACGGCGACGCCTCCGATGAGCGAGTTCATGAACGTGTAGGTTACCGGGTTAGCCACCAGAAAGAAGAGGAGGGTGGAGTACAGAGAGAACTTGACCTTGAGACCCGTGGATAAATCGCCCATTTATAGTGTAGCAACGAGAAACTTCAATGCCCTACTACGGTCAGCTTGGACAGGACGAGGTACTGGATATCCATATATTTCAGGGATACAGGCGAGGTGTATTTGTGAACGTGGGCGCGTACGACGGTGTCTGTTTCGACAACACACTGTTTTTTGAACGCGAGCGTGGATGGACGGGAATAAACATTGAACCATCGCATATGTTTCCCAAGTTGTGTGAGAACCGTCCCAATTGTATCAACTTGAATGTTGCAATTGCGGAAACCGATGGAACTGCAGAGTTTCTTGACATAGACGGGAACCCAGGTATGTTGTCAGGTCTGAAGATAAACTACGACCCGCGTCACATAGACAGAATTAACAAAGAGACTGCAGAGGCAGGCGTGGAGAAGCGTATTATTCCTGTACAAACTCGTCGCCTAGACAGCATATTCAAAGAACATGGAGTCAGTCGTGTACATCTCTTGAGTATTGACGTAGAAGGGTCTGAGTTCAAGTGTGTTCAATCTATCGATTTCTCGAAGGTGTTTATCGATGTAATCGTATTCGAGAACAACTACCGCGATACATCACGTCCTATTTTAGACTACTTGAAGCAGAAGGGATATATGAAGGCACCTGTAGAAGGGGATGATGTGTTCATGTATCACAGAGATTCGCCGTTTGCGCGATCAAATTATACCAGCGTATTAAGGAATATACATAGGAAGTGAGGAAAACTTCAATGGAAGAGGTCCTGTGGGTTGTATTTCGCGATCCAAACAACACACTTACCCATATGGAAAAGTATGTTGTTACGATTGTTCGCGACATCGATCTTGAGGCGTACCAGACGCACCTTGCGGGACCTCTCGGTACACGCAACGAGATTGTTCGTACGATGAACCACATTCAACCCTTCGTATACGCAGATGGATTTCACTATTACATTCGCAGGTACGTCCCTTGGACGAGTTAAATAAAGCGATTGCGTGTCTTTCGCGATTTGCGAGATCGCCGGGTCTTTCGTCGTCCGGCATGTGGGGCGGCCTCAGCGGCGGCAGCGGCGGCACCGGCGGGAGCGGCATCCATAGGACCGTATACGACCTCGATAACTTTCATCCGCTTTTTGCCCATGTCGGTGTACACAGATTTTACAAGTTCCCTACGCGACTTGACTTCCTGACCCGCCACACCGACAAGAAGTTCAGCCTCCGCCCAGTTGTCCGTAATTAGAAAGGGCGTTCCGGGGAGGAGCGCGATCTCAAACAAACAACATGGTTTGTCTGCGAATCGCTTTGCGAGTTCCACCGCAGAACTCGTAGACATCAACACTACTCCGGTTGGAAGATTGGTATATTTGGCAGATTGCCCGCGATACACTGTAACTTTGAATCCCTCGGGAACTTTGGGCCAACGAGCGACCGACGCAGCAAATCTGGGGCTCACCGGGAACGATATCTGACCCCCTTTTGCGTATGCCTCAAAGTCCTTCTCAAACTCTACTTGAAGCGCTTTGTGTTCGGGCGGTGGTTTGACGAAACTGTACGCGTACTCTTCCAGTCCTTCCATTGTAGTATATATGATTAACTTTCGATGAAGAGGCAAGGTGCCCCAATCGGGACAGAGACAACCTTGTAGATGGTAAGTTTGGAAATCTCGCGACGAGGAATCGCATCACGGCAGTAGCGCGCGATCGCCTTGTAGAGACTAAACCCATGATACCTGTCGTGATTGTCCCGCTTGTCGCGAAACATAACTGATGAACCGTCCGATTGAGTCATCCACTGCTTGAACACTCCAAACAGCGGATGGGTATACGGATGGTCGGGTCCTTCGGGAAACATGTCCCAGAAGACAGACGTCGCAAACCGACACAGGTCGAACGACGCATTCGGCGGGATATGCGGATGTTCCTGAACAAAGAACGGGTCAATGTTGTACTGCCCACTTGCCTCCTCGGATGCGTGGAACTGACTGCTGACGAACTGACGCATGTCCTTCATGCCCGTCAGACGAAGCGACACGATTGCGCGGTCAAAATCAATGACCTTGATGATGTACCCGTAGGTAGGAATTTGGTAGGAGACACCGGTGTGCTTGTAATAGAGGTACTCCTGCGTCGTGGGCACGTACATAACATTATTGCCATGAAGGTCGTTGTGTGTGAGTCCATAGTTCCGCTGTGCGAACGCAAGTGCCATCACAAGTTGCCCTACCCACGCAGCGTGCTTCTCGGGTTCCTTGTGAAGTTTGAGTAGGTCATAAAACGTTCCTTCACATGCCTCCATAATTGTCGTAACCACAGGCACATCGCGAAAGGTTGCCCACGCAAAGGGTTCCTCTGTTTCATCGTCGTCGTCTTCCTCCTCTTCATCCTCGTCGTCGCTCTCGGATTCACAATCGCAGGACTGAATCTCAAACACATCGTCCGTGTCCTCATGAGACTCGGAGTTCGCATACTCTTCGCCCGAGTCATCGCTTGCCGACATACTCCGAGATGTGTGTGACGGATTGCTAACGTGATCGGCAGTGACATCTTCAATTCCGTCTAACTCAACATCGTCCCCGAGATGAACCGACGGGCGCTGACCTCGTGTGTGGGAGAACTCTGCGTCTCCATCCGCCGTTCTTAATTTCAACTCAAATGTCTTCCCCAGATTGTTTCCAAACCACCTCCGCTCTGAGAGTTCCTCATAATCATCCGAGATGTCGATCGTATGCCGTGTCGCAAGACCCGCATAGACTCCATAGACTTTGGGAAAGTGGACACATCCTGATTCGGATAAGGCAATGGATGTGATTGCTCCCACATAGGCTGCCGTATGAGGACTCTGGAGTTTCTCCTGCATATCGTTCGCAACACTCTCCTCCTTGGGGAGACCGAAGACACCGTAATCACCTCGCATCCACTTAAAGGGGCTCAGAATCATCGTCGTCTTGCGATGGATGGGTACTGTCTTTCCCTTCTCGGTACGAATATGGCTTTCGTCCACAACTGAAATCGCAGCGTCTCCTAAGCGGACGCCATACTCGCGTAGTGACGAAACAGTATCCGTTTTGAAGAGTTTCTCGTAGGGGGGCAAAAACGGCTGGAGATTCTTCAAGTTCCATATAGTTCCATCCAGTACAGGGGTACGGTGTAACTTCATATGGACCGACGTCGTCCTCAAATCCTTTCCCATTATGTGTGTGCTCGGCAATCAAATATGAAAAATAAACGACAGTAAGGGTAACATGAACTTTCAACTCCGCAAGTTCAATATTGACATGATCCGGGAACGGTGTGAGATTGATTCGTGTAAGAGTCCTATGATTGTCGTGATTGGGAAAAAGGATACGGGCAAGTCTTTCTTGGTTCGTGATATTCTGTTCAACGTTCAGCACGCATTTCCTGTCGGGACTGTCATTTCTGCGACGGAGGCAGTGAACGAGTTTTTCCAGAGGATGATACCGTCCAAGTTCATCCACGACACCTACAAACCCGAGATTGTGACGAATGTCATCAAGCGCCAGATGAACATCAAACAGACCCGAAACAACGACAAGGCAGCCAAGGGAGGGAATTCCAGTATAGACCCTCGCGCATTTCTGATTCTGGACGACTGTCTTTACGCTGCTAAGTCGTGGATTAATGAGGAGTCGACTCGATTCGTGTTCATGAACGGTCGTCATATCGATTTGATGACCATTATTACGATGCAGTACCCTCTCGGTATTACTCCCAACCTTCGTACCAACGTAGACTTCATCTTCATTCTGCGTGAAAACATTCTCGGAAACCGTAAGAGGATTTACGAGAATTACGCAGGAATGTTCCCAACGTTTGATATGTTCTGCTCGTTTATGGACCAATGTACCGAGAACTATGAAGGACTCGTGATTTGTAACAACGTGTCGTCCAACAAACTCGAAGACCAGGTGTTTTGGTACAAAGCCGCCGACCACCCACCCTTCAAGTTGTGCGACCAGTCTCTCTGGGCAAACAACCGCCCTTTCCAGAGCGCATTAATGGCAGACGCTACCTACGACGCATCTCTACTCAAGAAGAAGTCAGGACCTTCCGTGTGGGTGCGGAAGGAACCGGACGATGATAGAAAAAAACACTAGTGGTAGAGTAAATGAAGTACGAAGGAGGAGCAAAAGTATCCAAGGAGGAGATTGAGGATCTCTTCACCCAACTTGAACGCAGTCTTCCCCCTCTTTCCAGGGGCGGAAAGCGCGGAAAGAAGATGATGGGCGGTGGTTGTACTCCCGAACAGCGCCAGCGCGTACGGATTGCTCTTGCGGCTGCCCTCGCGACCGGAATGTACCTCAAGGGTCCTGAGATCGCTACGAGGACCGCAGAGGCAGTACATACGGTTGTGAGCAGGGGCGCGGAGACGATTCTTAGCGCCGAATGCAGCGTGAGTGTTCGCAAGTCAGCGATACAGAACGCGATCTGCACGAAGTACTCGGAGGCGTTAAATGGTATCGACTCGTTTGTCCGCATGTACAATACCAGTCAGGGCGCGTCTAACTTAGCGCTTCTCCTTACAGGGGCTGTACTCAAGAGTGCGTGGGGTACGTTCCGGACGTCGCTCGCTGCGGTCGTAGATGGCGTGAAGGATACCGCAGGTTTCTTGTCGGCAGCATTTGAGAGGTTGGTCGATGAGATCTGCGCTGCTATGCCTGCCGTTGCTGCGCCTGGTGCCGCCGCTGCCGCTGCGGCTCCTGCTCCTGCTGCGGGTCTGGGTGCTCTTGCGGCCGCTGCTGCTGCTCAGGAGGAGGAGACGATGGGACAGGAAGGACAGGGTCGTCGTCGCTCGCGCAGGAGGGGAGTGCGCATGTCTCGCCGTCGCCCATCTCGTCGGTCCACGGTGCGTCGCGTTCGCGTGCCCCTCTATGCCCCCGTGGTTATGATGCGCCCGCGCACCTTTTAATCGCGAATCGCTCCCTCCGCAGGGTGAACAGGGACGGTCGCGGACTCGACCACGTCTTCAAGCGCCTTTGTGGCGTTCTCCTTCTTGCGGCGCTCGTTCTCTGCCTTCTGCGCCTTGATTGCCTCCTCACGCTGCTCCGCGAAGAACATCTCCTTCTTCGACTCGTTCTCCTTGTACTTCCTCATGAGCTCATTGAGTTCCTGCTCCGCATACTCCACCTCGGGCATCAGGTGCTCGCTGGGGTCCCAGGGGAGCCACGCACCCACCTTTCCAATGTACAGGTTGTCCTTGGGATACCTGCGCTGAAGAACCTTTGCCATAATCTGTGCCTCCTCCACGGTGGCAAACGCCCTGCGCACTTTCACACCGCGCACATTGGTACGGAACTCCACCTTATTATCAAACTCCTCCTGAAGCTCCTTCTCGTGCTTCAGTAGGAAGACCTGGTACTGCTCGGCAATGTCCGTCTCCTTGATCTCCTGGTCACGGACCTTGGCGAACTCACTCGCATCCTTGAGGAGGTCGTCAATCTTGAGGGAGTACTTCTTGGAGAGGAATGCCATGAAGTGCTCAAGACCCTTGACCTTCCAATCGTAGTTCATGTACTGGACGAACTTCTCAAACAGAAACTCCTGCTTCTGCTTGATGACCTTCTCCGGGGAGAGGAACGACACAATACAATACTTCTGCGTAGGGATCTCGGGGTCCTCGTCCAGATAATCAACAACCTCATTCGTGTCAGGATCGCGCTTGGGAAGAAGTTCGGGCATTTATTGATACATGAGGTTCGAGTGAAAGTTCTTTCTACGCGACTTTATAAATGTACGATATTATCACGACCTCACTGCTGTTCTTCGTGCTCGCGCCCGGGGTCTTGCTCACGCTCCCTCCTGGGGGGTCTCCTCTCATTGTTGGACTTGTGCACACGGTTGTCTTTTTCGTGGTGCTCCAGTTCCTCACGCGGTATATTCCTTGGTGGGGTATCTGGATCACGGCTGCCCTGGTTGCGGGAATTGCCTTCTATCGCGGTTCGTTGGTCGCAGCAGCACCTCCTCGCCCCTACGGATATTAATGAAAAAATCTTCGCGAGAACTGAATAAACACAATGGAATCCAAGCCCAAGCCTACTCCCTCTGGTATCGATATGGGTGACATCCTCACGCGCCTCATCAAGTACGCCCTTGAGGGTCTTGCTGTTGCCATCGCTGCGTTCGTCCTCCCCGGCAAGACGCTCAAGTACTCCGAGGTCGGTATGATTGCCCTCGTTGCCGCCGCCACGTTCGCTATCCTCGACATCTATGCCCCCTCGGTCGGTTCCTCGGCTCGCACGGGTGCCGGGTTCGGTATCGGCGCCAACCTTGTCGGGTTCCCCAAGGTTTAAGAACCTCGCAACATACTTGCGAGCGTAGCAGCAACTGTAGTAGACAAAACTGTAGAAAATGTGCTCTGTGTGAAGTGAATCGTGTTCACCAAGAATGCGCACACAGGGCTTGCCGTTGCCACAACGGACTGTGGGATATCCCACACCGAATGCGGTACACACAATTCATCGTACATGTGCGATGACCCAACGTTAACCAAAAAATTGAAACTCAACGTTGCTCCTGCTGCCTTGAGGGCGACGAGTGCTGCCATTTTCACTTACCGAGGAGTTAATCTTGCAATGAACAGCGTATATCTCGTGCGCTACAACGGGAAATTAATGACAATTCGCACACGCCCATTTGAACCCGAACGTATGAGCACCGACATCGCATGGATTCAAATAAAGGAAGGTCTTCTCCCAGAAGAAGCGTACAGAAAATGGTTTGAAATCCAGCGTAGAATTTCTCGCCTCCTTCAACAATGAATACGACCGTGACAGTTCTTGCCCTTCTTATTCTCACATTCCTTGCCTGGAGGTTCTGGAGTCCGTATGTGTCTCCGCCCAAGCGCGAGGTGCCCAAGGGTGAGGCAACCTTGTACTTTTTCTACACGGATTGGTGCGGATGGTCGCGCAAGGCAATGCCCGAGTGGGAGAAACTGGAGAGCACACTTGCGTCCACTCCCGTCTTCGGAACAACGACCGTCAAGCTCGTTCGAGTGAACGCGGAGGAGGACCGAGCCACTGCGGATCTCTACGAGGTCGAAGCATATCCTACAATCAAGCTCGAGACATCCGAGGGTCTGTACCCATTCAACAAGATTCCCACGCAGGAGGGGTTACTTGATTTTCTTCGCAGTTCTCTTGGCAAGGAAAGCGCTCGCCTGTGAGTACCCTATCTCAAACATACGTACTTTCTTCTCCAACGTCAGTTCTTCCAGAATCTGAGTCTCGTCCTCTTGAAACCATACCCGATTGGGGCGCTCTTTCGTATGTACACGACCCACGTACAACTGTTTCAGGAAATCGCTGACAGATATATCGGGAAGATTGGCGGGGGTAATGGGTTGTGGGCAATGCGAGATGTGAAAGACCAAGCAGTTCGGGGGCACAAAATCGTCGAGCGAGTTCATGTAGAGTCCGCCGTCCAAATAGACATTGCCACGCACGACTTGGGGGATGTACACGAGAGGCAAACAACACGAGGCGCGCAATGCTTCCAGAAGAGGAACACGCCCTGTAAAAAAGACAGGTCGGTGTGTCGTAATATTGGATGCTCCGATAAATAGAGGTTGAGGCGTATCTGCGATCATCTTTCCGCGCAGTTCGATTCCTTGCGACCGAAATGCTGCGAGAACGCCTTCGTCGAACAGGTCCATTGTAAATGCGCCCTTGGAGGTCATTACACCTCCGATAGATGACAGACGAATCTGAGGCAAGAACTTATGTACATCAAAGTGATGAGTCATCATCTCCTTGATTTGCGTAGACGTCAACTGAAACGCAACCGCAGTCGCCAGAACCGCTCCAATAGAACATCCGTAGATTCCGTCGGGGAATCGCAGATGTCCCTGATGTGCTTCTAATGCTGCCAATCCTCCCACATGAAGTACGCCTCGTACACCACCCCCGCCGAGTGCAAGTGAAGTGAACATTTCTGTCTACACTATGTAAGTATGCTGAAAGCGCGTGAAGTATGGGATGAACAAGAAGCGCGGAGGGAACAGCGTATGGCTGCCATGCGTCCCGTCCTCGCACAAATCCACGGAAAGATTCGCAGGCAGGCAATCCATGCGCCTACCGCACCCTACATTGTGTTTGAGGTACCGACCTATGTATTTGGGTACCCACTCTTCCAGATGACA